GCACCAGCCAATGAACTGGAAGTTAAACGTCGTCGTAGCCGCACTACTGTACAGGCGGCAGCTTAAAGGAGTGTAAATGGCAACCGCCTTCGACCAGATCAAAGCGTCGCTTCGGCTCATTGGCCAGCTGGCTGAAGGTGAAGAACCATCTCCGCAGGCCGCACAGGATGCGCTATCCGCCATGAATCAGATGATTGATTCGTGGAATACGGAGCGTTTGGCCGTGTTTTGCACCGAAGATCAGGTGTTTAACTGGCCCGCTGACGAGATCACCCGCACGCTCGGGCCTACCGGCGACTTTGTGGGCAATCGGCCTATTCTGATTGACGACGCGACTTATTTCCGTGACCCCGGCACCAACGTGTCTTACGGCATCAAGCTGATTAACCAGCAGCAGTACAACGGCATCGCGGTCAAGACGGTCACCAGCACCTACCCGCAGATTATGTGGATCAACATGGAGATGCCGGATATCGACATGTACGTCTATCCGGTGCCAATCCGCGATCTTGAATGGCACTTTATTTCAGTCACTAAGCTGACGCAGCCTGCAAGCCTGTCTACTACGCTGTCGTTCCCGCCGGGGTACATGCGCGCATTCAGGTACGGTCTTGCGTGTGAAATCGCGGCTGAATTTGGCGTTGAGCCGTCACCCCGCGTTTCGCGTATTGCTGACATATCAACGCGCAGCATTATGCGTATCAACAACCCCGAAGACATCATGGCGCTGCCGTACAGCCTTGTCGGCACACGCCAACGCTTTAACGTCTACGCTGGCAACTACTGATGAAGACCCCGATTCTCGGAGCAAGCTACGTTGCTCGCAGCGTCAACGCTGCGGACAATCGCATGGTCAACTTGTTCCCCGAAGCTGTTCCCGAGGGTGGAAAAGAAGCGGGGTTTTTAAGTCGGGCACCGGGGTTGCGGTTGCTTGCCACCGTAGGCACGGGGCCAATTCGCGGCCTGTGGTATCACAACAATTTTTTGTACGTTGTGTCGGGGGCGCAGTTTTATAAAGTTACCTCGGCATACGCCTCATCACTGCTAGGTGTTGTTGCGGGCACTGGGCCTGTCAGCATGGTAGACAACGGCACGCAGATTTTCATTGCTGCCGGTACGACTTCATACATCTACAACACCGTCACTAATGCGTTTGGCGCAATCTCTGACCCTGATTTCCCCGGCGCAACGCAAGTCGGCTATCTCGATCAATACTTTGTCTTCATCGAACCCAACTCGCAAAACGTATGGGTTACCAGCATTTTGGACGGTACGTCCATTGACCCGTTGGATTTTGAGGAAACTGCTGGATCGCCCGACAACCTAGTCGGCATGATTGTTGACCACCGCGAGGTTTGGCTGTTTGGTCAAAACTCAGTTGAAGTTTGGTACAACGCTGGCAACCCTGATTTCCCGCTTAGCCGCATCCAAGGCGCATTTAACGAGATTGGTTGCGCGGCTACTTTCTCGATTGCCAAGATGGACAACAGTCTGTTTTGGCTTGGCGCAGACGCTCGGGGCCAAGGGGTAGTGTACCGAGCCAATGGGTATTCAGGGCAGCGCATCAGCACGCACGCTGTCGAATGGCAAATTCAGCAGTACAGCACTATCTCGGATGCCATCGGCTACACCTACCAGCAGGACGGCCATTCGTTTTACGTTCTGACGTTTCCCACCGCAGACAAAACGTGGGTTCTCGACCTTACGACAAATTCTTGGCATGAACGAGCCGGATATGATTCGACTACGGGCATGTTTACTCGCCATCGCAGCAACTGCCAAGCCGCGTTCAACAACGAAATAGTTGTAGGCGACTACGCCAACGGTAATCTTTACGCATTTGACCTAGAAGTTTACGACGACGACAGTCAGACGCAGCGTTGGCTAAGGTCATGGCGCGCTATTTCTCCGGGCGACAACGACCTTAAACGAACCGCTCACCACTCGCTGCAATTGGATTGCGAAACGGGTGTAGGTACAGCAATTGACAGAGTAACTATAAGTCTTCTTACCGAAACAGAATTAGACTTGTTGGCTGAATCGGGGGCACCGCTTTTAAGTGTGGATACTTCTGCAACTGCTTCCGCCGACCCGCAAGTTATGCTGCGTTGGTCAGACGACGGTGGACACACTTGGTCAAGTGAGCATTGGCGCTCAATGGGTAAAATCGGGCAATATGGTTACCGGACAATATGGCGCAGGTTGGGTATGACGACTAAGCTGCGTGACCGAGTGTACGAAGTCTCGGGCACCGATCCAGTAAAAGTCATTATCATCGGCGCGCACATCGACGCAAGCCCAACTAATGCCTAGTCCTTCTACTCTCATCACCCCGCCGCGAGTCGAATTTATCGACCAACGGTCGGGGTTTGTGTCGCGTGAGTGGTATCAATTTTTTCTCACGCTATTTCGGCTAACGGGAAGTGGACAAAACACCACATCGTTAGAGGACTTGCAAGTCGGGCCTAGTTTTCAAAATCTGTTCCCCGCCGAAGATAACGTACTGCCTTTGGCTAGTACGGAATTGCAGGCGCAGATTTCCGCGTTGCAAAACGAGCTTGAAGCTCTTGCGTTAGTGCCCCCGCGTCCCGAGCCTGTCAGCCTGCACTACGCATCGTTCTCCGATACAACGTCACAAAACGCCGCTGTTATCAATACGGCTTACGCGATTACGTTGAACACTACAGACCTCGCCGAAGGCATCCGTATCGGGTCGCCTACGTCCCGAGTTATTGTCAACGACGCGGGGGTCTACAACTTTCAGTTTTCCATTCAAGCAACCAGTACGTCTGCGTCCGGCCATTACATGTATGTGTGGGCGCGAGTCAATGGTGTTGATGTCCCCAACTCTGCAACCCGAGTAGAATTTAGAGGGTCGGGCAACGATAAAGTGCTGGCTTGGAACTTCGTTTTGCAAATGGCTGCAAACGATTATTTTGAGTTGATGTGGAGCGTAGACGATACCCGCGTCAGCATCACATCGTTGGCAACCATTCCTCCTGCCCCTGCCATCCCTTCCGTCATTCTTACAGTTTGTGAGGTCACGATATGACCGTATCTTTGTCCCTGTTAGCCGGTAGCGGTTGGCAATTTTTCGACAACAGCGGCGACGTACTGACCGGCGGGCTGTTGTATTCCTATACGGCGGGCACAACCACCCCCGCCGCTACCTACACCAGCGTTACCGGGCTGACCGCTAACAGCAACCCCATCGTGCTGGACGCAGCGGGGCGCGTGCCAAATCAAATTTGGCTGACTGACGGTGCTGGTTACAAGTTCCGGTTGGAAAACTCAGTCGGCACGCAGATAGGCTCTTGGGACAACATCACTTCGCAGAACACTGCATCAATTGGCTTATCCGCGTCCGCGATCAGCTACACCGCTGCGGGTAGCACTACCATTCGCACGGTGCAGGCAAAGCTGCAAGAGTCGGTTAGTATTGACGATTATGGAGCTATTGCAAATTCAGAAGCGTCTGCTGCTATAAATGCAGGGGCGTTACTTGCCGCATACGCTGCTGCCGAAACCATAGGGGTTTCTACTGTTGTATTTGGGTTAGGTAAAACGTATTGGTTTCCGGCAGAAACAACAATTTCACGCAACAATTTTACGTTAGATTGCAAATGGTCAATTATTAAACAAGCTAGTCATGCAACAGATAAATCTTGGCTGCTTGTAACAAACTGTTCCAATTTTAATTTTGTAAATGTCAATATCGACGCAAATAGAATTAACACCCCCACAGTAGCTAATGATCGCGCCGCAGTTCTAATATACAATTGCAATGATGTAAACATTGATAATTTTCGCATAACGGCAGCAAAAGCAAAAGGTATTGCTATTTCTTCCGGTTCAACAGGGGCAGGAGCGTTACGGGTTTCTGTTTCTAACGGTTATGCCGACAACTGCGGAGTTCAAGCCTTACTTGCTGACGGATCGACAGGAGGGGCCATAGGTTCCCCGCCTTGTAATTACATTCGTTTTAACAACATTACTGTCGGAACAACAGACCACGCCGGGATTGCCGTTAACGACGGCGCTCGGTATGTTGTTGTTGAAAATTGTTATCTTGATGTTAACAATGCAACATGGGACGCATTAGCAGTTCGCGGGGCGCGTGATGTTAAGGTGCTGGGGTGTACTGGGCGGCGGGGGCGAAACGGTATTCAATGCCACACATTAGACGCTGCGGCAATTGCTCGCGGAGAAATTTGCAACGACGTTACTTTGGTAGGTAATACTTGGGAATTAAACAACCAACATGGTTGTTTAATTGCGGGCGTTGTTGGCGCAACAGTTGTCGGAGATGTTGCAAAAAACAACGGGCAATCCGGAGCAGGTTACAGTGGATTTTCTGTTACGCAAGTTCCTGCTGTCAGAAGGTCTAGTAACGTAGTGGTAACCGCCCCCCGCGCTCTAGATGACCAAGGCACAGCAACTCAATCAAACGCTGTTTCTGTTGCCGCGTCTGATGTGGTTAAAATCAGTGACCCGGTTATGTACGGCAATCTTACAAACAACCGAGTTGTGATTACATCCGGCGTAACTCAAACAAGTGTGAGCGGTGACGGGGTTGATGGAGCAACAGTAAAACGAGGATCAATTACGACTGGTAATGTTTTAGCTAGTAGTCAATCTACTGTAACTTTTACTTTTACAACTCCTTTTTACGCCGTTCCTAATTGGGCTAACGCATCTGTGCTTGTTGCTAGTGGTACTCGCTACTTAAAAGTTCAACATGTGCAAGCCCTTACCGTTAATGTTATTCAAGTGCTTGTATCTAATGACACAGCATTAGACATAACAGGCACCCTTTATGTTGAAGTAGAGGTTCAATAATGTCAGGCGTAAAAATCTCCGATCTGCCCGCCGCAACTACACCACTGACGGGTACAGAACTTGTCCCTGTAGTGCAGACCGGCGTTACCTCAAAAGTTGCCGTCAATAACCTTATCGGCTACACCGTTGCGGGCGGCGTTTCTCGGACGCTTAACTCAAAGCTAGGCGATACCGTTAGTGTCAAAGATTTTGGCGCTGTTGGCGACGGTGTAGCTAACGACGCGGCAGCTATTCAAAGCGCGCTTAACTCAGGTGCAAAGTCAGTCTATTTCCCCAATGGGGTGTACCTAGTCCAGTCTGCGTTGACAGTGCCTACAAATGTGCAAATGTACGGCGACTCAAAATACGCTACGCAAATCAAGAAAGGCTTCAACGGCGACTTGATCGCGTTTGGTGAAGGCGCGCAAATGCACCGGCTGTACCTTGAAGGCCAAGGCGCAACCTACACAGGGCGCGGCGTTGTCATCTCAGGCAGCAACGGCAGGCAAGTCATTACCGAGTGCAAAATCGTAGACTTTGAAGGCTATTGCATCGAGTTTGAATTGACTGGCTCGGGGTCGCAATCATCGTTTAGCGATCTGCTGATCTACCGTTACAACGGTTCCGCCGCAGGCAACTACGCGGTAAAGGTGCAAGATGTTGCCGAACTCAGTGCTAAACCTCGCAAGTTCCAACAAATCGAAACAGGCGGCAACAAGTTCATTGCGGTGGGCGGTTGCAATGACTTGTTTATCTCGGATTCGTTTTGCGGCGAGATTCTGCTATCCGATGAGTCCCGTGCGTTTTTGTGCGCTAACACGCGAGTCGGCGTCAATGAAACTACAATGGATATTCGCGGCAAAGGTGTCACATTTGTTGGAAGCGCGTTTGCTCCTAGCATCACCATTGTGCTGGGCACGGTGCCGGTGTCGATTGAAGGATGCTATTTCAACGGCACGGTAACCGACAACACCGTTAACAAAGAGAACCTTATCAGCGCACCATCGGTGGCGTTTACGCCGACATGGACTGCATCAACTACCGATCCTGTCATCGGTAACGGCACGCTGCGCGGGTGGTACGCACGATCCGGGTCGATAGTAACCGCGACGTATGAGGTCATCATGGGCAGCACAACGACCTTTGGCACCGGCACCTACGCATTCTCGCTGCCCCGTATGTCTGCTAGTCCATCAGTCCATGTCGGCGCTGTTTACGGTACTGACGCAAGCGCAAGCGGCGCTGCCACTACTGGTGTAGTGCAAGTGCTGGCGGGAAGCCCCGGCACCGCTCGATTGCAAGCCACCGGCACTGGTATTTGGAGTCCCACGGTGCCGATTACATGGGCCACCAGCGACGTAATTCGCTTTACCGTTACTTACGGAATCTGAGCCATGACAGTCACCGTTAAAGTCCTTGTCCCGGCAAAGACCGCCGAGGCTACGCAGACGACGCAGTACACCGCGACCAACGTCACGACCATCATCGACAAGTTCACCGCTACCAACTACAGCGCGGCTGCGGCGACGTTGAGCGTCAACTTGGTCACTGCCGCAGACACTGCGGGTAATCAGAACTTGATTATCAAAACCAAGACGCTGCAACCAGCGGAGACATACACGTTCCCCGAACTGGTCGGGCAGGTTTTGTCCCCAAGCGCGTTTATCTCCACCATCGCGGGCACCGCAAGCGCAATCAACATCCGGGTGAGCGGGCGTGAAGTTAGTTGAGGTAGGGGCGGCGCTTAAACTCAACAAGGTTGAGGCGCTGCAAAACGTACTGCTGACGATGCCGCAGGTGCATATCGTCACCACGCATACGTTTTTCCCTGAGATTTACGAACGCCGAATTGACGTTCCCCCGTGGACTGTTTTGACTGGCGCGGCGCATAAAACAGCGTACACAGTTCGACTGGAAAGTGGCACCATTGCAGTTAATACGGATGATGGTGTCAAGGTATTAACCGGCCCAATGGAGTTTGAAGTGCCAGCGGGAATGCAGCGCGCCGGATGCGTGTTTGACGATCCTGTCGTATGGGTTGA